TTCCGGTTCGGGGCTCTTGGCCCTCAAGGCATTGAGCGTCCCGCAGCGCGGGCACTTGATGTTGAGCGCGATGTAGCGCCCTTCGGCCAGCAACCTTGTGCACTGGCCACAGCGAATCTGTTCCATGTCGGGTGAGCCTTGTCGGGCTTGTGCTAGGGTCGCTTCCGCTCCGCGCGGAGCAGGCGGCCCTGGCCGGGCTCACTGGCGATTTCAGTGCGTTCGGGGCCTGTCCGGGTGTTGCTGCACCCGGGCAGGTCGCCGTCTTTCCTTCCTCAATCGCGGTTACGCTGCCACTTCAGACCGAAGGCGCCACCAGGCGGACGCCAGCCGATGTAGCCGCGCCAGGTCGTGCCGCGGTACGACACGAAAGGCCGCGGCAGCCACCCGGCGAAGGTCCATGCCCAGTTCCAGCCCGCCGCGTCAAGAAACACCTTGTCGGGTTCCCGGCCGAGCGAGAGCGAATCGCGATCGACGCAGCCGATCACGTAGAAGGTGAGGTTGTGCAGCGGGTTGCGGCACCACCAGGCGAGTCGCCGTCGCCATGCCGGCTTGCCGGGGAGATAGTCGGCGGGAGCGGCGCCGTCGTCAGCGTTACCGAAGAGCGCCCAGGCGATGAGGGCTGCGCCGCGCGGCTTCGTGATGGCGCGGCCGGAGGATTCGATCGTGCGCATGATCACCACGCCACCGCGTGCACGTCTTCGACCGTCGCAGCGCCCGCTATGGCGGCCATCAGCGCCTGCTTCCGGGCGAGCTTCAGCTGGAAGTCGGCCGCTACCGCTACGACGACGGAGAGCGCGTCTTCGAAACCGAGCGTGTGGCCCGCGTTGGCCAGGTCAAAGAACGTCACGTCGTGTGCGCCGGCCGCTTGCGCGAGCCGCATCGCCGCGTCGAGCTTGATCGCCGAATCGAAGCCGCCATTCCAGGCCACGCCGAGTGCCGTCACCGGCGTTTCGCACGCCGCCTCGTAGCCCTGCCGGATTGCGTCAGACTGCGTTGCGCGCGCTCCTTCCAGCGTCGGCGGAGCCGGATCGGCGGCGACGGGATAGCCCGCAGCGTCCGCGATGATCCGTTTTCCGAGCCCCTGTGCGTCAAGAAGCGCCATGTGCTCCGCGGCCGTGATCTCGACGACGTCGTCGGGCATGGTTTGATGTATCGCGGCGTCGTAGAAGCCGCCAGTGGATTTCGAATAGAACATGATCATTTCCCGAACGCGATGTAGTTGACCGATCCGCTTCCGCTCGTAAATCCGTTGATGGTGAGCGACGCCCCCGCGAGCGTCCTGGACGCCACTGTGACGTAGGGGAACAGCGACGTCGTGCCGCCTGACTGGTCCTGCATGGACGCGACAACGGAAAAGAGGCCCGACGGGAAAGCGATCGGAAAGGTGAACGCCGTCGTCAAGGCGCTGTAAAAGATCGTTCCCCACTGGACGATCAGCCCGCTTGGAAGCTTCTGATAGCCGTTCGCGGCGAGCGACGCCCCGAACGCGCTGGCAAAGACGAATTCAGCCGTCCCGCCGATCGAGAACCAGGCGTTGTTCCCATTGCTCACAAGAACCAGATCGTCTCCGACCCCGAGCATGATGGAGGTGACCGTTCCCGATCCGGCCGTGATGGCGTCGGCGCCTGCACGCGCCACCGTCGCGGTGGATGAGCCGGTGTGCTTCAGGTAGATGACGCTTCCATTTGGGCAATCTGCCGCAGCGGGGAGCGTGTAGGTGGCCGCTGCGGATTGCGAGAGTTGGATGATCCGGCCACACGCGGAAGCAGGAATGTTCGACGTGGCGGCGTAGCTCACGAAGTTGCTGAACTCGAAGCCCGCCAGCTTGACGAACGCCGTGGTCGCGATCGACACGTCGTTGTCGAACTGCGACGGTGTCGGCGCCTTCGGGTCACCCGTGAGCGTCGGCGAGGCCAACGGCGCCTTGAGCGCGAGCGCATTGGCCATCGTCGCCGCGAAGTTCGCGTCATCGCCGAGCGCGTCGGCCAGTTCCTTCAACGTGTCGAGGACACCCGGCGAACCATTGACGAGCGCCGCGATCGCGGCGGCAATCTTCGCGGCGCCGCGCATGTCGTTCCAGTACTGCGCGTGCGGATCGACCGCAGCGGCGTGTGCGCCGAGGCTGCCTTGTGCGGCTTCGACTTGGCCCTTGAGATAACTCGTGCGGTTGGCGAGTTGCTTGGCCTGCAAGTTGGAGATGCCGTCGTCGCCCCCCACAACGGGATCGGTCGTCTGGATGCAATAGACGCCAGCTTCCCACGCGGCAGTCTCGGTTAGGTTCGCAGTTCCTGACATGGCTTATGCCACTCCGTAGTTGATGGTGCCGTCGTAGCGGCGGGTTGCGTCGTAGAGCCAGGAGGCGCCCGAGTAGTCGAGGGCGTCGAGCACGCAGCGGGCTGGCGCGACGGCGGCCAGAAGCCCACGCGCGCGCTCGGCCTGCTCAGCGGTGAGCGGACGCGTCAAAACCACGCGGTAGTGCGCCCACTTGGCCCGATCGCCATACACGAACCACCCGTTGTAGGTCCGCGTGCCGTTGTAGGTCAGGCGGTGCAGGCCCTCGACGACTTCGGCCGGCCACCCCAGATCTGGGTTTTCGAGGCCCAGCGAGATCAGCGCCTGGTGGATTGCCCAGGGCGTGCCCTTGTAGCGATGCAGCGCGATGGCGTTCTTGATGAGCGAGCGGCGCTGGTCTTCGGTCACGGCCAGCGCCCAGCCTTCGTCGCCCAGCACGTGGAACTGCTCGGCAAGCAAGGGCAGCGCTTCCGCGGTGACCATGTCGATGAGGTCGGTCAGCAGGACCGACAGGTCGAGCGCATCGAGCCGGTCTGCGAGTGCCGCGAGTGCGGCCGAACGCGCGTCTGCAGCCAGCGGCGGCGGCAGCGGATGGTCAGCCATCGGAGAGCCCCGCCGGCGCCACGGTGATGCTCGTGCAGTGTGCCCACTCGTTCTCGGCGACAACGATCGGCGCGCTCGGCTCGATCAGATCGACTTCGTAGATGCCGGCCACCGACAGCGCGGCGTTCGCCTGGGATGGGACGACGTCACGACCGAGGCCGGCTGCGCGGTCCGCCGCCCAGGCGGCGATCGACGCCTGACATGCGGCGAGCACGGTAGCCGGATCTCGGTCCGCGTAGATCTTGACGTTCGCCCGAACAGAGAATGGTCGTTCGATCGGTGCAAGCACGAAGACCGTGTCGGTCAGGGGCCGCACCTTGTCCCCGCTGCACATCGCGGCAACGAGCGCGAGCAGCGTCTCGGACGGTAAGCCCGTGGTCGTAAGTGGATAGATCGCTACGTCGCCGCCGGCAGGCGTGAGGACCGCCACGTCGCTGATCTGCGTGCTCGCGCGCATCGCGTGAAAGCGATACGCCGCGCGGCTGCCGGCCGTGGAGAAGCTCTCGGGGGCGAGCCGGATGCTGTCGCGCAAGCGATCGTCCGTCTCGGCCTCGTCGCCGTCGGCGGTGACCGAAGTATTCTCGACCGTCAGCATGCCGGCGCCGACGTCGTCGATCAGCGTTGCAATTTGGCCCGCCGCCCAGCCGTTGCCGGCCACCCCCGCAGTCGTACAGGTGGCGGGAATGTCGATCGAGGTTGCGCCTGCGGCGAGGATCATGTCCGCATCGGTCGAGAACGCGATCGCGCCGTCCGCGCTCTCGACGCGCGTGCCGGCTGGAATCAGGAGCGGTGAGACGGGACCGACCTCGGTAGCAAAGCGCAGGACCGTCGCGGCCGGCTGCGCCGGGATGCGCGTCACACCCACCAGTTCGCCCAGATAGTCGAGCATCGGGGCGCGAGCGAAGGCCACCAGGTTCTGCTCCGCCGCCTGCTGCATCGCAATCCGCACCAGCGTTTCCCGATAGGCGAAGAAATCGATCAGCAGGCGCTCGACCTGGGCCGGATAGAGCGTGCGCCCCACGCTGGCCTCGTAGCTCGCGACCATCTCCGAGGTAATGGCCTGCGGGTCGCAGGAGACGAACACGGGGCGAGCGAGGCTCACAGCACCACCCCGGCCTGGAGCACGTCGGAGCCGACCTTGAAGACGACCCGCACGGTCAGTTGCGAGCCGTCCGCGGTAAGACTCGCCTCGACCAGCTCGGCGCGCGGCTCCCAACGCCCGATGGCGTCAAATACTTCGCGCACGACGTGCGGACGCGCCTGGTCGATCGGCCAGTCGAGATACAGATGCAGGTTCGAACCGAACTCCGGGCGGTGCGGGTCGGCGCCCTTGGGCGTGCGCAGGATGATCGCGATCGCCTGGGCGATGTCGTCGGCACCCTCGACGATCGTGTCGAGGGCGCCCAGAGCTGGCTGCCAATGAACGGCGGTGATGTCGGCAAGGCGCGTCATGCCTCGATCATCCCGGCCGGCGCAGTGCCCGTCGCTTAAACGGGTTTAGAGATCCGTTCAGGCTCCGGTGATGTGCCCGGTCGCGTTGAGATTGCCCTGCACCTGGACGTTCCCGGTGATCTGCGCAGAGGCGCTGCCACCGCCTGAGCCGCTGAGGCCCGCTGAGTAGGTCAGCAGGCCTTGCACCGCGAGCTTGCCCGTGCAGGTCGTCTGCGTCGCATCGAGCGTGATGCTGTCGGCTGTGACCGTCGCACTCGGTGCCGTGACGGTCACAGCGCCTGCGGCCACGATGTTGATCGGGCCCTTCGCATCGATGGCGAGCGTATGGGCCGCGCGGTCGTATTCCACCGTCGTGCCATCGCTGAAGCGCACGTGCGTCTTGTCGCCGCTCGCAACAGGCGGCTTGTCCGCGTCCGAGTAGATTGCGCAGATGACCACGCCTTCCTCGAAGCGCGCATCCATGAGGCACGCCACCTGTTCGCCCACGTCGGGAAGGTGGTAGTAGCGGTCGTTGAGCGACTTCGCCACACCCACGGCCAGCCAATGGCTTGTGAGGTTGTCCAGATCGGGAAAGCGAACCCGCACACGTGCATTCGCCGCGTCGCACGCTGCGACCACACCGACCTTGAAGCACGCGCCTGCCGTGATCTCACGCATCGGATGCCCCCACACGCTTGGCCTCGATCTCGGTCGTGTAGCCGTCGCCGCGCCCGATCGTGTGCCGGCTCATGACGACGTGGTAGTTGCCCGAGAGTTTGCCCATGCCGGTGAGCGTGAAGTTCACGCCGGCCATGAGCCGCGGGTCGCCCTCCACGGTCAGCGTGAGCACGGTCGCCTCGATGTTGGCCTCGGCCAGTGCGGCGCTGGCCTGCGCGCGGGCCTGCTCGTCGGATTCGGCGCGCGCGGTTACCTTCATGCTGTCTGCGCTTGCCGTCGTGCGATCCGTGTCGCGCAGCTTGTAATGACGCAGGCGCTTGGTCTTCGGGTCGTGGTAGCTCGCTTGCGCCTCATGCACGACACCCATGATCTTGTCGCGCACGCGATAGCGGGCGAGATCGCTACGGCCCAGCGTGAGCACGACCTTGGCTGCACGCAGCGCCGCGCGCTTGGCGAACACCAGGCGTGTGCCTTTGACCGAGAAGGCATAGCCGTACTCGCCCGCGAGGCGATGGAGGAACGTGAGGTCGCTCTCGTTGATCTGCGTGACGCGACGAATCGGAATCGCATCGATTGTCCCGACCAGGTCGAGTTTCAGACGCACCGCCACCTGGCGCGCAATCGTGGCGAGCGTCGTGTTCTCGTAGGCGCGGCCCATGTGCGTGCGCTGCGGGCGCAGCACGCCCGCGGAAACTGCGCGAATGCTGACTGCATCCGGCGGCCCTTCCAGCTCGATCTCGTCAATTTCAAAACCGCCGCAATCGAGCAGCGCAGCGCCCTGGTAGCCGAGCTTGAGCTGCAGCGTATCGCCCTGGGTCGGGTACCAGGCCGCACGAAAGCGCCCGTCGGTGTCCTCGACGGCGATCTCCAAGGTGTCCGACTGGCCTTCGACATAGTCGGTGTAGGTCGCCGACAGCAGATAGGGCGTCAGGGCCGCCGTCACGTCGCGCCCGGCCATCGTGATCTCGAAGCGTGGTGCGCGCGGGCTGCGCCGCGAATTACTCACCGTTTCCATGGCGGAAGATCGTCGGTCGAAAGTGTCGAGGCGCGCTCAATCACGGGAATGAGCAGCAGCGCGCCGCTGGGCAGCGTCGGGGTGATCGCGAGTTCCGGATTCGCCGCGATGATGTCCGCGTAGGCGAACGGATCGCCGTAGTAGCGATAGGCGATCTGGTCCCAGCGCTCGCCTTCCGTGGTCCGGTGCGTGAGATACATCAGGAACTCCGAGTAGCGACTTGGGCGGCCAGGCGCGCGAGGGCCGGCGCGACGCCCGTCAGCTCGCCGCTCACGCTGTCCAGACGTGTGGCCGCTTCGCTCAGATGGTCGGCGACGTTGCCAGGCGTCGTGCCCGACGAGAGGACGGTGCGCATCGCGTTGGCCGCCGACAGTGCCCGCGTGCTCGCGGACAGGATCGGTCCGGCTTCCTTGAGCGAATCGGCGACGGGCGCGAGTGCCGGCGCAAAGCCCGAGAGTCCCGTTGCAAGCTGGCTCGCGTTGGCGGCGAGATCCGGGATACGGCTCAGGGCTGCGACGGGGTTGGACGTGAGTCCTCGCGCGATCCGCAGCCCATCGGAGATCGTGGCCACCCCCGCGCGGGCCTGCGAGGCGAGTGTCACGGTCTTGCGGATTGCCTCGCGGATCTCGGCGCCAGGCACCGGCAAGGCCGCCTTGGCCTGCGGTGCCGTGGAGTTGCGCGCGGACGCCGGCAGTTGGTCTGGCTGAACCGCGGGTGCGGCGGCCGCTTCGTCACTCGGGTCACCCACGTACTCACGCAGCGTCAAGCTCGCTTCGGCCGCCACCAGCGTCCCGGTTGCGTCGGCATGTTGGCTGGTCTCGGACAGATCCGAGATGACGAAGTAGCCCAGGTGCGTGCCATTACCGAGCACGAAGGCGAGCGCCTGGTGATCTGAGAGCGCCTGGCGCAGGCGCGCAAGCTCGGTGTCGGGGACGCAGAAGCGCGCGTGCAGCGCGAGGTCGATCCGATGCTCGATCAGACGCTCGCCGATCCATTGCAGGCGCGGTTTGCCATCGATGCGTGCGTGCTCGGCCCAGTCGGCCGCACGCTGGGTCGAAAGCCCATTGAAGCGCAGCAGGTCGAAGCCGATCTCGCCCAGGACAGCATAGGCCATCAGAAACGCCTCCGTTCCTGGTCTGCTCGCGAGCGTCGCAGCATCTGTTCGAACTCCGCCTGTGAGAGCTTCAGTGCTTGCCCTGCCGCGTCCTTGACTTCGGCTGGCGAGCCGGCCGGCACGTGAATCACGGGGCTATAGTGGATCGTCATGTCCCCGCCATCGCGCCGGAGCGGTGCGCGCGGTGGGGCGGTCTTGGCACTCGTTGCGCGCCCAGCCGCACCTTGCGGCGTCTGCATCGCCGCGACGCGGCGATGGCTGGCGGCGAGTGTTGCGCCTTGGGACGCGCCGACGACGGGACGAAGGCGTTGGGGCAACCGGACGCTTGGCATGGCCGCAGCCAGTGGCACCCTCATTGCGGCGACGCCTTGCCGCTTGGCGGCGACGGTTGCACCTTGTGACACGCCGACAGCGGCATGAAGCCGCAACGGCACGCGGATGCTTGGCGCAATCGCGGCCCGGGCCGTGCGGGTCGCCATATCGTGGGCGGCGCGTGAGGCCTGCGCACTGGAACGGTTGATGCCGAGTGCGGCGCCCTGGGCGATGTTGTCGCCGAAGACCATGAAGACGCGGCTGGGAGAATGGATACCCAGCAGGCTCTTGAAGGCCGTGGCGGTCGCAGCGCCGATGTTCCGGATCGCCTCGACCGGGCGGCTCGCCATGCTGGTGATGCCGCGCCAGAGGCCCTGGATGATCGCTACGCCCGCGTCAAAGAATCGACCCGGCAGCGAGAACACCGCGCTGCCAAGCTTCACGACCCAGACGATCGCGTTGCCGATCGCTTTGCCGACCTGGACGCCAAGGCTATGCGCCGCGCCGCCGGTATCCTCGACCTGCGAGAAGAGCCGCGCGAACCACCCCCACAAGGTCTTGAGCGGACCGAGCGCTGGCGCGAAGGCTTGCGCGAAGCGATTGAAGAGCGGCATCAGTGGCGTGAGGCCCGCCTTGATCCCTGCCCACAGTCCGCTGAAAAAGCCGGCGATGGGCTTCCAGAACTTCCAGATGAGGAAGGCCGCCGCCGCAATAGCGACCACGATCCAGGTGATTGGGTTCGTGAGCAAGGCGACCGAAAAGGTACGCACGGCAACCGTCGCGGACCGCAGCCCCGACACCAGGCGCTCGGCGAAGACTGCACCGAGGCTGCGCAGGCCCGTGAGACTCAGAAGATGCGTGCGCGCAGCGAGCGCATGAGCGGCGACCCAGGCACGCATCGCGCCCGTCGCTTCGAGCACCCGGTAGCGCGTTGTGAGAAGCGCGAACTGCAGGGCCTGCCACACGCCACCGCGGTACGCGATGGTGTTCGTCAGTGCCTGCACCGCCGCTTGAGCGCGTTGCGCAGCGGTGAGTGCGAGCGTATGCAGGCGCGTCTTCAAGAGCAGTCCGCCGAAGCTGGAGAGCGCGGTCATGCCACTGGCAATGACTCGCCCGGTCGTACCCACCACAAGCGCCAATGTGCCCAACGCGCCGAGCAGGAGACCCACGGCCATGACGGAGAGACCGATGACGCGGACCAGCGCTGCGTGCCGCTCGACCCACTCCATGAGCGGGCCGCCCGTCAGCTCGTTGAGCTTGACGATCAGCGGCTGCAGCGTCTCGACAAGGGGCTTGCCGATCGCGGCCAGGACGTTCGTGATCGTCCCGGTGAAGGCTTCCCACGTGTTCTTCGCACTCTTCGTGATCGCATCGATCCGCTGCATGAGATCGGCCTGCCGATCCATGAGCGCGAGGTTCTTCTGCAAGCCTTCCGGCCCCATGTCGATCGCCATGGCGGCTACGCGGCCACCTTCCATGCCGAAAAGCTTGTTGGTGGCGAAGAGGCGCTGCTGCTCGGTGAGGCTTCGCAGCTTCGTCATCTGGGCGAAGAGGTTCTCCAGGCCGAGGAACTTGCCCTGCTTGTCGAAGAACTGAAGCTCGATGCCGTACTGAGCGAGTTCCTTGTTCACCTCGCGCATCGGACGGCTGGCGCGGCCGAGCTTGTCACTGAGCTGGCCGATCTGGTTGAGCATCTGCGCGAAGTTCGTACCGAAGACCGAGCCTTCCATCCCGCGCTGGCGCGCGAAGCCCTGGAAGGCCAGCATCTTCTTCGCGTTCTCGGCGCCAGTGAGCCGCAAGGCGTTAAGCGTGGCACCCGAGTACTGCGCGGCGTACTTGATCTCTTCGGGGTTCAGGCCGAAGGCGAACTTCGCGCGCTGCGTCAAATCGGCCATCTTCACGAGTTCGTGCTCGGTCAGGCCGAACGCTTCGCGAAACTTCGCCGTCATCTCGGCCGCGTCGCGCGGCACCATCTTGAGGATGACCGAGAGATAGGACGCGGCCTTCAGACCGCCGCCTACGAGCTGGTCGAGCCCTGTGCCGTTCTCGATCAGGGCGGTCGCTGCATTGACGAAATCCGCAGTCGTGCCGGGAAGCACGTTGCCCAGCTCGATCGCCTGGCGGTTGATCTCGGCGAGCTGAGACGGCACGCGTCCGAGGTTGTCCATCATCGCCACACGCAGATTCGTGCTGGCTTCGTCCAGATCCGCGAAGGCCTTGAGCGGCTTTTCCATCACGCCGCCGATCATCAAGCCGTCCGCGACGGACTGGCGCCCCAGGTGTTCGAGCTGTGCCGACACCTCGCCGATTTTTGCCTGCAGCTTGGAGAACGCCTGGGTCGAGCGTGCCGCCGCGCTGGCGACAACGCCCGACATCTGATCGTAGGCCTTGAGCATCAGGCCTATGGTGAGCATACTGGTCGACACGATCTTCTGGGCTTCGTCCTATGTTCCGATTCGCGTTGGGCTACCTGCTTTCACCTCGACTCGGCCTTGCTGCCGCGCTGGGCATTGCAGGGGCTGTGGCGGTCGGCTACTTCTTCGGCGCGCTTCTGCTCGGGCTCTTCCTCGTCGTTGCGCTGGCGGCCCTGCTGATCCAGGCAACGGTGCCGCTTGTGCGCTGGCTTCGCCTGCGAATGAACCCCGTGCGTCGCCGCTATCCTCGTCCGACCGCCTGGCACCAGTGGCGCTAGGCGCCCTCGGGCGGTCGGTTCATCGCGTTGTGATACTCGACCGCCTCGACGACCCAGAAGGCAAGGTCGTCGAGTCCCATCTCCATTACGTCAGCGTGGCTCCAGCCTGAGACGTGGCAGAGGTGGAGGACGTCTTGGGGGTCTGGGTAAAATTTCCGGCCACCGCCTCCTGCAGCTTGAGCACGTCGGGCAGATCCATTTCCAGCAGGTCTTCATAGACGATCGGTGCGCCATCGATCGTCGCGAGCACGCTGATGAGCGCAAAGGCCACTTCGTCCGGGGTCTTCGCGACGCGCTGGGCAGCGATCAGATCGCGGCCCTTGCCCGGGCGGAATTGGGCAGTACGGCCGCTCGGGAGGATGACGACGACCGCGCCGGCTGATGCGCCGGAAGTGCTGGGAGTGAGGTCCATGTAGGGCTCCGGTGACTTGAAAGTACGTGAGCCCCTACTGTGATGCGCAAGGACGGCGCCGTCGCCTAAACCGCTTTAAGACGAAGCGACCGGACATGAAAAAGCCCGCCGTGATGGCGGGCCGATGCGCGTCAAAAAGACGGGGCTGACTAGCCGCCGATGTTGTTGCGGTAGTCCGACAGCATGTCTTCGCCGCCCACGCGGAAGATGTTGGCCATGTAGTCGAGTTCAAGAATCTCCTCGCCGTCGATCACCTGCTTGATGTACGTGCAGGAAAAGGCACTCTGAATGTCCACGTTCTCGTGCTGCTTGAAGCTGCCGAGCGGGTTCTTCTTGAACACCACGGTGAGGTAGGTCACCAGGCTCACTTCCTTGATACGCCCCTGCGACGAGTAGGTCTCGATGCTGGAGCGGCATTGCAGTTGCACCGCCTTGAAGGGGTTGGCCACAAGCTTCGCCACGTCGGCGTAGTAGGAATTCCACTTGATCTCGCCTTCGAGCTTGTCGAAGCCGGCAGGCAACTCGACCTTGCCCACCATGCCCAGCGCCTTGTGCTCCTGCATGATCGCGGAGACATCGGGCAGCTTCACTTCCTCGGCGCGGCCCAGCAGCGAGTTGCCGTTCGCATAGACGTTCGCGTTGGTCACGCGGTTGATCTGGATCTTGCCGGCCATGCTTACTTACCTCCCGAGAGCGTCACGAGATAGTCCGAGGTGATCTCGGTCTCGAAGGTGAGCCGCTCCAAGGGCGGCGGCGGGGTGTACTTGTAGCTCACGAGCAGATGACCCGCGGCAAGCTCGGTCTGTTCGTTCCTCGACGAATCGAACCAGGCCTTGAAGCCGAGCAGCGCACCATCGCCGATGAGCTTGCGGCCGTAGGCATTGACCGATTCGAGCAGCGCATCGATGAGCGCTTGGCTGATCGGCTGGTCGATGAACTGCAGGCTGAAGTAACGGATCGACTCGTTGATGACATCGCCCGTGCGCCGCACGTTGATGAAGTTCTTCATCGCGGTGACGGTGGGCCAGGCCGCCGAGCGGTTGCCCCACACACGAAGCCCGGTGCCGAACGAGTTGAACACCGTCACGATGCCGACCTCGTTGAGCGCGTTCACCTCGCTGTTCGGGTCGTCGATCATCGCCGAGAGCTGGCGCTCCACGCCCGTGATACCGAGGATTTCGGTGTTCGACGGGCTCCACCAGAAGCCGCGTTCCAGGTCGCGCGCCGCGAGCACTCCGGCCAGGCGCTGGGAGTACGGCTCCAGACGCTCGGTGTCGGTTGCCGTGTCGTACACCTTCAGGTGCGGGTAGCACAGGATCGCGTGCTCGGCACTGGTGTTGAAGTTGATCGTGCCGTTTGGGCCGCGGCCGGCGATTGCCTGGGCGAAGGTCGTGCCGATCGGCGCGTCGAGGATCGCGAAGGCGTCCAGCGCTTCGCCCGTTGCGATCATCTCGGTGGCCACCGAGTTCTGGGTGCAGAAGCCAGGCGCGATGATGAGCTTCGCGAAGAAGCCCATGTCGTTGTACGTGTCGCGCAACGCCTTGAGGCCCGTTCGCTCGCCGGCAGCGTTGACCGCCCCGATGATGTCGGCTGCGGTGACCTTGGTTGGGTCCAGATAGCTGTAGGCCAGCGTCAAAGCCTGGTTTGCCGCCATCGCGCCGCCGCTCTTGCGGGTGATCTTCGCGCTTTGCAGATCCACCGTGTAGTCGGTATCGGCCACATAGGTGGTCGTGCCGGCCTGGTTCTTCACGACCAGCGTGCCGTCCTTGATCGCAGCGTGTGCGGCGGTCGCGCTGTCGCCATCAAGAGTCGCCGCCTCGTTGGCCACCGCGGTGACATGCGTCGCCGGATCGAGCACATTGACCACGATCACCGTGCCGGCGCCCTGGTCGTAGATCGCATCGAGCGCCTGCGGGATCGTGAAGCCCGAAAGCGCACTGCCGAAGGCGGCGCCGGCCTTCTCCGACAGGACGAGCGTGGCGACATTGACCGCGCCCATCGGCGCGGTGCCAATGAGACCGATCACGGCCGACTTGACCGTCGAGACCGGACGCGGGCCGCGCTCGACCTCGATCGTCTCGACGCCGTGCAGATAGTTGGCCGCCATCATTCACCTCCCTTGGTCTTGGCCGGCTTGGTGGGCGCCTCGATCGGCGTCAGATGCTTACGCGCGATCAGGGTGCGGACGTACTCATGGTCTTCGGGCAGCTCGATCTCACTGCCATCGAAGAGCATCACTTCTTGCGGCGTCGCGCCCACGAGCAGCGTCACGCCGCTCGTGGGGCCGCTGTAGCGGTATTTCATTGCGTCTCCTCGTAGGTGACTTGGGTCAGGAGCGGTTCGGTGCCGATGTCGGCGTCCTCGACCTGGACGGCTTCGGTGGCGAAGTCGAGCGCGTACTGCCAGATCCCGGCTTCTTCGCCGAGGAACTTCTCGTCGAGCGCGTAGAGCTTTCGCCGGCAATGGGGCGGCTTGAACCCGACCAGTGCCGCGCGCACCAGGTCGAGCACATCGAGTGCGCCGTCGCGGCCGTTGAGCTGCTTCAGGACGACGGTCACCGAGAGCTTCACGGTGCGCGCCTGGACGACGAAGCCGATGTCGTCGGGCTCTTCGAACTTGCCGCCGAGGTGGCTCACCAAGAGCGCACCTACCGAGTGGTTCAAGCGGTATTCGGCCGGCCGTTCGGGAAAGAACTCCACCCGCAGGCCCGGCAAGAGCCCGGCCAGCCGCCCATGCACCGCCTCGACGATCTCGCGTGTGATGCCCATCGTCAGTACCGATCCAGAAGGCCCGCGTCAAAACGACGCGGGCGCGCGCTGACTTTCATCTCGCCCGGCTCGGGTGTTGCCTGTCCGGTCGGCGTGCCGACGGTGAGCTTGCCGTCGCGAATGGCGGCGAGCATGTCGAGTGCACCCTTGTAGGTGCGCGTCACCGCGTCGGGCAGTTCCGCGCCCTCGGGGCGACGGGCGTAGAGCCAGTGCCGGGCGAGATTCACGGCCATGTCCTTGACGACGGACGGCACCGGGTCGAGCGGCAGCACGTAGCGACCGCGCAGATGCGCATCGACCAGCTCTTCGGCTTGGCGCACGGCCTCTTCGATCACAGGCTGGTTGATTTCCGTCGGCGCGGCCTGGCTGAAGCCGGCGCCGTCCGAATCGTTGGACAGATCGATCAGCGTGCGCAGCGGAATCGCGAGCTGCAGATCGGCAAGGGTGCAGTAGCGCATGGACGCTTAGGCGGTCGCCTTGCCCGACTTATTCGCGGTTTCGGCTTTCGCCGGATCGGCCGATTCGAGCGCCTCAACAGCACCGACATCGACGAGTTGGCGTGCTTCCTTCTCGGCGAGTTCGATCTCGTCGCCCTCGGCGTAGTCCTCACCGTCGTGCCGGATCGGCGTCAAAACTTGGAATTTCATTTAGGTCTCCGCAAAGGCCGCCAGGGCGGCCTTCGTCAGTCAGGTCAGCTGGAGGCGTTCTGGATCAGGAAGCCGGCGAGCGGTGCGGCAAGCACGGGTGAGAGCTCGTCGGTCACCGGGTAGATCCAGCTCTTGGCGTTGCGGTCCTGGTAGGGCACTTCCACCGCCGGGTAGCCGCGCAGCCGGTAGGTGTAGCCGTAGGACGGCAGACCCCCGTCAGCGATCGTGCCGAGTTCGGTGTAGGCGACCACCACGTGCTTGCCCCACACGTCGGTGAGGTTGCCAGTCGCGTCCTCATAGATCGCATCGCCCACCATCACCATCTTCACGTCCCAGAGGCTGGCGAGCAGCTCGGGCGTGGCGTACTCGCGGCTGGTGTACTTGATGCGGTCCAGGATCTTCGGATGCACCTTCACCGCCGCAAAAGCGGCCGGCGAGAGGATCACCGTATTGGCCCGCTTGCCGATCTTGGAGCGGACGGTCTCCTTCGCGGCCTCGATGTCCTTGGAGGGGTCCGAGGCGCCCGAGTAGTCGGACCACTGCGAGGTGCCGGCGAGCGTGACCTTGTTGCTCGCTGCGTAATTCGCCGCGTTGATCGCGATGTCGGCGGCCGCCTTCTCGTTGCGCAGCTGGATGATGTTCTGGGTCTTGATGACCGCGACCCGCCCCATGTCGATGTGCGGAACGGCATTGGCATCCTGCATGATTTCGAAGGGCACCAGGCCTTCGAGCGAGTGTTGCTCCAGCGCGTAGGGTGCGCCGAGGTAGCCGTACTGCACCCGACGGGTATTCGAGCCGGGCGCACGACCGGTTGCGTAGAGGCGGAAGTCCTCCCGGTTGAACTGGATGATCTTGCCGCCACGCTGATCGACCGGCACCACCGGGAACAGGCAGCAGCCCACCATCTGCCCGTTCTGGTAGCCCTGGGCGATGCTGGTGAGGATCGGGTCAACAACGCGCGCGCTGCCCGGAGTCATTTGACGCATGGATTACTCCTTCTCGAAGCTGCCGGTCAGTTCGGCAGCAGGATGACTTCGACGAACTGCCCGGCGGCCGTGGCCGACTCGCCCGGCACGAGCCGTGCAAGCGCCACGCCCGCGGCCTTGGTGACCGCGCGCCCGGTGGCATCAGCCTCGACCAGGGCGCCCGCGGCGATCGCGCCGCCGGTCTCGACCACCGCCGTGCCGAGCACGTCGATCGTGGTGCGCTCGCCGATCGCGGCATCCGAGCGCGAAACGCCCAGTGCATTGCCGGCCGCCGCCGCCAAAGCCAGCGCCGGCCCTACGAAGCGACAGGCGGTGATCGCACCGGTCGCGACGATGGGCAGGGAAAGAAGCGGGATGTTGTTCTGCAAGGAAGACCTCCGTTACTGGACGGCCGCGAGCGCCTGCTCGTAGCCCACGTTGTGCTGCTTCTGGTAGGCCAGCACGCGGTGGTGGCGTGCGAGCTGCTCGGGATCGACGTTGAAACCTGCGGGCGCTGCGAACTCCACGACGCCGGCATCGGCACCCGCCGCACGATTCTTGGTGGCGTGCTCGCCGAATTCGACGACTTGCGGCAGCTCGTCGAGGAACGCCTTGATGCCCTTGGCCAGCGGCTGCTTGGCCTCGCCCTCGCCGAACTCGATCGGCGTGTCGCTGTCGGCGAAGTCGAGCATCACTACTAAACGAGTTTAGAGACCACCATGGGGCCTAAACCGGCAAAGACCGGATTTACACCGCAAAGGAACATCTGAGACCCCGCGTCAAACCGCGTCAAATCGATCGCAGCGCGTTTTGCAGAAATTGGTCGGGGGCTTCGGTCGTCCGAGGGCCCTTAAATCGCATGGCGCGGCTTTTGCGCGGAATCGACGATCAGACGCCTGCAGCTCGCCGCAGATGGCCGATTGCGATCTCCAGAATCGCGGTCTCCGCCTCGGGCTGGAGCCGGCCATCGGCCGTCATCGGAAGATAGGGCCGCGCCGGCAGCCTCACCTTGAGCCCGCGGCCGGCCTTGCCACCCAATTGCTGAATTGCTGCATAGGGAAGATTGCTGCCCACCTGGGCGTAGTCATGGCCTGACTCGCCCGAGATCGAACGGGCCAACGCGGTGCTCGCCTGCAGGATCTTCATGCCGCTTGCGCTGTTGCCCACCGACTTGGAGATCCGCCCGTCCTTGCGGTAGCCGCCCATGGCCCCGCCCGCCATGTCGGCGATGCGTTTTTCGACGGTGGCGCGCGCGAGGGGCTTCCAGCGCGGCCGGCCCTCGGCGGCGAAGTTCGCTTCGGTCTGGCTGATGAGTTCCACCTTGATGTCGCGCATGACCGGCGCGAGAAGTCGCCCGCCGCGGTCGATGTCAGCGAGGCTCTGCAGTGCCTGGGCGGCGTCGAGTTGGGCGCGGATCATCGGCGACTGTCCTCGGCGATCGTGCGGTCGAACGCTGTCCGCCGGTTGTCCAACTGGTCGCGCAGCGCCTGCGGCGTGTCCGCGGGCGAACTCGCGAAGCCCGGATCGGTCGCGACCACCTTCCCGGGGGACACCTCGAAGCGGGCGACCGGCGCGCGGCGCGCCGCCTCACCACGCCCGACCTCCACCTCCGCCTCCGACAGGCGACCCTGCGAGGACGCGAGATCGATGCCCTCGCGGGATCGGGTGCCCTCGGACACGGGGCGCACGCGGCAGCGACAGTTGTAGCCCAGCGGCGGATAGAAGCCGCTCGTCCAGAACGGGTCGTCGTGGCGGAAGGTGATCGCCTCCCTCAATCGCGTACTGCTTCGGGGCCACGGCTCGCAAGCGGAGGTCGCCGCAGAGATCGCCAGCGTCGAGATCATGTGTTCGCAACTGCGTCTGATCGTCGGCAGCGAACTGGTGGATATCGAGAAGGTCGAGAAGCTCGCCGAACTGCAGGCTCGCTTGCGAGCCAGGGAGATTTGACCGTGGCCGTTTCCGCTCAGCTCGCCGCCCGCCGCAAGGCCATCTTCGCCGCCTGTCGCCAGCTCGACATGGACGACGACACGCGACGCGAAATGCTGCGGAAGATTGTCGGCGTCAGCTCCACCAAAGAGCTGGACCTCAGTCGCAGCAGCACTGGGATGCGCAGTTCAGTGCGCTCGATCGAGCCGCGAAGACCGAGGCCGGGGAATGGGCTCGCATCGAGCGCGACCTCTTGAGCCTCAAGGCGGAACTCCCGCTGCAGTACGTGCGCCGCGAGGACTACATCCGCAACCAGACCGTGATCGAGGCCAAGCTCGATGCGGTTGCACTGAAGATCGAAAACCTCCAACTCAAAGGACTGCAATCGTGATCGACCAGGCCAAGGTGCGCCGCGAATCGCTGCGCTGGTATCTGCTGCTGGCCCTCTACAACGCCCGGCCCGAGGAGGTCTGCGAAGACGTCATCCAGATGACGATGCAGTCGATCTACCCCGACGTGACGCCGATCGAGGTCCGCCGCGAACTCGACTACCTGGCTGACCGGGTGCTCGTGAAGCTGCGCAAGGAACCCTCGGGCCGCTGGTGGGGCGATCTGACCCGCTACGGGGTGGACATCGCTGAATACAGCGACTCCAGCGTGGAGATCATGGAGGCGGCAGGCAAGGCCTCGTCCGCCGAGATCTACCGGGAACTCCTGATGTTCTGCCGCTCGGAAGTGTCGATCGCGCTGCTCGGACAGAACCAGACCACCGAAGCGAGCAGTACCCATGCTTCGGCCAAGGCGGGCATCGAGGTTACGCGCGAGATCCGCGACGGCGACAAGACGATCGTCGAGGAGACGTTCGCCACGCTGATCCGCTGGATCTGCGATCTGAACTTCGGCGATGGCGCGCGACCGGTCTTCTCGCTGTGGGAGCAGGAGGAAGTCGACAAGGTGCTCGCGGAGCGCGACGAGAAGCTCGTGTCGGCGGGCGCCCGTTTGACGCCGCAGTACTTCAAGCGCGCCTATGGCTTGCAGGATGGTGACCTGGCCGAGGCACCCGTGGTGACGCCGCTCTTGGGCAAAGGGGCGCCCGATCCGCGCGCGACGCCCAGCGAGGACATGAGCTTTGCTGAGGGTGAGTTCTTCCCCGACCAGGCGGCACTGGACGATGCGGTCGCGGCCCTCTCGGCCGAGGCCCTGGATGAGGAGGCCGGCGAGATCCTGCGTCCGCTCCTCGACGAGCTTGCCGCCGCCCGCGACGAAGCTGACGCGCTTGCACGCCTCGCGCGGCTCTATCCGAAGATGACGAGCCCGCTTCTGGATGAGCGCCTGGCGCAGTTGATGTTCGCCGCCGAACTCGCCGGCCGCATCGCTGCCCAGCAAGAGGTGCAGGCGTGAGCGAGAACGACAGCGACAACGCCCTGAGCGCGGAAGACTTCGCCGCGCTCTTCAAGCGCCCGCCCGAAGACGCGATCGCCTATCTGCAGGCCAAGGGGATCACGGTCACCTGGGACTGGCACGAAATGCTCGACGCCGCCCATCAACGCGAGTTCACGGCCGCGGGCCTCTTCAAGGTCGAAGCGCTGCAGGCCGTGCGCGACAGCCTGGTGAAGAACATGGCAGCCGGCCGGACCTATCGTGACTGGTTCAAGGGCATCACCGACGAGCTGGGCAAGCAGGGGCTGATGGGCCGCCACGAGTTGCTGAACCCCGAGACGGGCGAAGTGAAGACGCTCGCGCCCTGGCGCCTGCGCACGATCTACCAGACGAACATGCAGTCCGCGCACATGGCCGGACGCTGGGCGCAGATGAAGGAAGCGACCGAGAGCCATCCCTACTGGCAATACGTCGCCGTAATGGACAGCCGCACGCGGCCGGCACACCGGGCGCTCAACGGCCTCACCTGTACAAACTCGCGCGCCACATAGTCCTTGCCGTTGTCGGTGATGGTCAATCCATGACCCTGGCCCTCCTTGATTGCCTGGAGCAGCACTGCAACCGCGGCAGGCCTTTGTTCTAGCCACTCACGCAGTTCAATGAGTGCCGAAGCGGGAGTTATTGTTTTCACTCTTCGCCTCCAAAAAGATCGAGTTCCGGCGTCTCCATGCGCAGCACGTTCGCGCGCTGGTAGGCGATCTCGCCCAGGAGCGCGGTCAGCGCGTCCGCCGTTTCGCGCGGGTTGGCCTTGCGTTCGTAGCAGCGCATCAGCAGGGCCATCACCTCGCTCTGAAACACCTGCAGCTCGGCGAGGTTGAGCGGCGTCGAACGCCCAGTTGGCATCGCCACCACCAGCCGGCCGGCCTGTGCGGATAGGAAGTCCGTCAGGTAGTGGGCGCCGCAGGCGTTCTCGAAGGCAGCCACCGCACAGACCGGAATCCGATCCTCAGCCAGTTGCTTGTAGAAGGTGTCGAGCTTGATGCCCATGAGTCCCGCTACCGTCTTGATTCCGCGGTTCTGGTGCTTGAGTGCGTGCGCCAGATTCATCTCGGTCGCGTGCCCGATCGAATGCGCGGGCTTCGTCGGCTTCCACTTTCTTGCAGTCAT